GCGCCGTCGAAGTTCAGCGAGCCGTCGGAGCCGTCGCCGTACATGCCAAGCATGTCGGCCCATGCCGGGTTCGCTCCGGTCCCGCCCGTGCGGAGGCGCTGCCCTGCGGTGCCGGCGGCGAGGCGCGCAAGGCCGCTCCCGTCACGGTAAAGGATGTCACCCTGCGTGGAGAGCGTCACCGCCTCCAGCGCCATCGTCCCCAGCCCGAGGTTGGTGCGAGCCCCCGCCGCCGTGCTGCTCCCGGTGCCGCCGTCCGCAACCGCTACGTCAGTCGAGCCGGGCGCGTAGTAGTCCGTGCCCGCGGTCGCTGCAGAGAGCACACCGCTGGTGAGCTTGGCGAGGCCGGTGACGGTCGCGCGGCCTGCGAGCTTGCCGGTGGTGTCGGCGTAGACCATCAGCTCATTGACGACCGACGAGGACGGGCCGACCACATCGCCAGAGCCGCCGCCCGCCGTCGGTTCAAGCGTCCGATCTCCACCGCGCAGGGTGTAGATTCGCAGCTTGCCCGTGAGCCGGTCGATGTAGATCAGCCCCCACCCGGTCGCGTCAATGACCGGGCGCGCCTGCTCGGCGACCACCAGGGCTCCCGCTTGAACCCACCGCCGCAGCCGCTCAGGCATCACGCCCATGTGGTCGCCTCCGATGCGTACACGAGCACCGACACCTCGGTAACCGGCGCCCCATCCCACGACGGCGACACCTGTACGACCTTCACCCGGTTACCGGTGAACCCCGCCGCGCCGTACCAGCGAGACGCTACCCGCGAGGTCGTCAGCCGGCCAAGGTCGCCCGGAGCCATCTGCGCCCACCACCACCCGCGCAACCTCATGGTCACGACCTCGGGCGTTCGCTCCTTCGCCTCCACGAGCCGATTGAGCATCTCCGTCCGCACCGCGGATTCGTTGCTGAACACGAGCGCGGCCATGTCGTAGGTGTAGTTCACGTCGCCGGGCCGCTGGTAGACCACCGTGCCCGTGTGCGACGACGACGCCGACGCCATCGCTACCGTAATCGAGCCGTACTCGGTCTGGTGGTCCGAGCTCCACCACTCGCTCGACACCTCCACGATGTCCGCGTCGGTAATCTGCCAGTCGGTCAGCTCGGCAATCGGCGCGATGCTCTGCTGTTGTGCGCGCACCGTCAGGCACCCTTGCCGCATCGTCATGAAGAACCCGCCGGCTCGTAGCGTGGTTTGGAGCCACGAAAACGCATCGGCCTCGGGCGCGATGAGCCCGATACCCCACTTGTATGCGCCCGACGACACCTTGGCCACCGAGCCCGCGTACTGGTAAGCGTCGAAGTAGTCCACATAGCCGATGGGCACCGCGAGCCCCCACGCCGTCGGGAGCACGTCCCATGCCCCGTTCGCGCCGCCGCCTGTCGAGGTGAGCACCTGGAGGGCAATCACGATCGGATGCTCCTCCAAGAACGCCGCTCGCGCGATGGTCGAGCCCGTGAGCGCCGCCACGCGGGTAGACCCGAGCTCGTCGGTAGCCGTCACCGTGAACGTGGTGGCGGTGCTCGCGGTCCACCGCAGCCAGAAGGGCGTGCCGCTGGTCGGCGTGACGTGGAGAACGCCATCCCCACCCGTCTTTCGGGCGAAGCCGCTGGTACTGTTGACCGTGAGCGTCGTGTCGCCCGTCGCGTAGTCGGCCGTGGTCGACGTGGTGAGGTCCGGGTCAAGGTCGTAGCAAAGCTGCATCGCCGCCGTGGTATTCGTTGGCCGCTGACGCAGGCCGGTAGCCGCATCGATGAGTTCCATCACCCACACCGGGCGCCGCCCGCTGAGCTGCCGCCACTGGCCGAACGCCACGCGCTGATAGTCGGCGTCCTCGTAGCCGGGGAACCCGAGGTACAGCGCCCAAAACGTACCCCGTGGGCCTGCAGCCGCAAGTTCGCCGAGGTCATCGCCGACGAGCTCCACGACTGTTCGCCCCCACGTCGTCGTGAGGTCGTAGTCGTTGAGCTTGGCGCCGTCGATCCGCACCCGCCGGATGCGTGGTGCGCCCGAGTGCGAGTAAATGCGCGTCTCGTTGCCCGCCTCCGTGTGGAGCTCGACGCGCTGTAGCCGCCACATCGGCGTGAGCGACGACGCGGCAAGGTCGGCGATGAATCGCGCAGACCAACTCACCGCGCCGGCCCCATGGGCATCCGGCCCGTCAGTTCTTCCAGGCTCAGGCCGTTGCTCGCGTAGGTCGGCGTGGTGGCCAAGCCAAGGCCCGCCGAGCCCGAGGGAGCGCCGAGCCCGGACCCGTCGCCGTACCGCAGTCCGCCGCTGGTCGCGTAGCTGACACCGCCAGCCGGCGCCCCGCTGTGCGGCGATGCGCCCCACGCGCCCGCCGGGGCAAAGCTGCCCATGCTGCCGAGGGCGGTGCCAAGCATCGCCGGGGAGAACACGAGGCGCAGATCGAGCGTGTAGTTCCGCCGATGGTCGTGTGTGATCGGGTCTTTCGCCGCCTGCTCAGCCGTCATGTAGCAGACCGGCCAGAAGTCGCGATGGCGCACCCACCCGCCCGCGTGGTCATACACCAGCGCCTCGCTCGTGTTGATCTGGTGGGAGCCGGTCATGCTCGACACGCCGCGAATCTCGTGCGTGAACTCGGGCCAACCCTCGATCGCCACCTCGTCACCGCTCGCCAACGTCGCTGACGGCGACCACGAGACGAAGGCGTTACCGCGCGTGCTGGCGTAGCTGTAGCCCCGCCCGGTCGCGCCCTGACGCTTCCCGCACCACGCTTTGTCGCTGTTGAGCGCCACACCGCACAGACCGCCGCGCCGGAGGTGGTTCGCGAGCGCCTGTAGCTTGCGCTCCAGAGCCGACGCGCCGGGGCTACCGAAGTGCTCCAGCAGGATGCGGACATCGAACAGCGGCCCGAGAACGGCCGTGCTCATGCTGCCGTCGAGAGCTACCGCGTCCTCGCGCCGGATGGCGGGCGTAGCCGTCAAGTCCTGGAGCTCTTCGCCGAGGTCCACCGTTTCCAGCGCACGCCCGCCCGTCGGGTAGTAGTACAGCGTGGGCGTGCCCATCAAGTCCTCCCGAGCTTACTTTCTTCTACGCCGATCTCACGGCCGAAGTCCGCCCACAGGTCGCCCGCCTGAATCCAAATCGTCGTCGGGCGTGGGTTGGCGGCCGACTTCTCATCTGCCACGATCTGAGCGCCGAACAACTGGAATCCGCCGCCAGCGGTGGTGCCCGAGCCGAGGATCATGTTTTCCTCCGCGCCGCCATCCTTGCCCGCAAACGCCCGCTCAATCCCCGCGGCGAACGCTTCCGCGATGGCGACGTAGAAGGCAGGATCGGTAAACGCCTGAATCAACCCGATGATCAACTGAGGCACCGCACCAACAAGCAACTGAATGAACATGGCGAGCAGGTCGGGAAGCATCTCAGGGATCATGCCGGCGAGGGCCACAATCACATCCGGGACGGCGCCGACCAGCGCGCCGATCAGCTTCGGAATACCCGTCGCGACCGCGCTCAGGATGCTCGGAATCGCACGGATGAGCAATACGGGCGCCTGCGCGATGATGTCGCCCACGGCCGCAAATGCCGACTCCACGAACGGCCCGAGGTTGGCCAGTGCGTCGTTGATGAGGCCGGCCGCATCCGTGAACACGGATTTACCGTCCTCCATGTTGGCGGCGCTCTGGAGGCCCGCCAGCACCGCCTGAGCGATGGGGTGGAAACTCGCCGCAGCCGCAAGCGGGGAGGAGAGCGCCTGCCCCACCTTGCCCGCGGTGGAGTCGGTGGCCGACGCCGTTTGGGCGGTCGTGATCCCGGTCTGCGCCTGCCCGACCATCCCCGACAGCTTCGCGAACTGCTCGGCGTTGATCGCGCCCTCCGCGTAGGCCTGCCCGATTTTCCCCGCGAGATCGTGCAACTTCTCCATGGCCGTCAATGTCGAGGGAGGCACCAGCCCCGACAACGACGCCGTAAACGAGTCGGCCGCCTTCTGCATGTCCGACTCACGCAGCGCGTCCCTTGCGTCGGACGCCTCCTTCTGGATCGCCGTAACCGCGGCTTGGTGCTCGGCCTCGGCCGCCTCCATCGCGCTCGCTTGAATCCCTACAATGGTGCGGATTCGTTGCAGCGTTTGCCCGGCCACCCTGATCTTGGCCGCCGCCGTGGCCTCGATCCGCTGCTCCTCGGTCAGCGCCGCCGCTCGTGCTGCGTCTGCCATCTCGGATAGCGACAGGAGGCCCGCCGCAAAGGTGGCCGCGTTCGCCGCGGCCACCTGACCCTGCACCTCGGCCGCAAGCTGCATCGCGGCGATGTAGTCCTTGAGCGCGTCGGTGCCATCCTTCCGCGCTTTGGTAGAACCATCCTCTGCCATCTTGTGAGCGATGACGGTAGGGATTTCGTCCTTCCGCGCCTGCACAGACTCCGCGAACGCTGCCGCCGCCGCGAGGGCCGCCCGCTCTTGCTCGATGGCGGATACGATCCCGTCCTCGTTGGCCCGTGCCGCCTGTACCGCGGCCGATGCCGCCGCTACCTGCTGCGTGTGAAAGCCAAGCATCCCCTGGGCGGCACCGTCGACCGCCTCGGTCATGCGGCGGGCCATGATGTCATACTTGTCCAGTTCGCCCGACGCAAGGCCCAACTCCTCGTCAAGCGACCGCGTACCGGTCTTCCATTTCTCGTGCGCCTCTGCTGCGCGGGTCGCCGCCTCGGCTGAGGCGTTCATCTTCTCGATCGCGGCGTCGAGGTCGCGCGACAGCACGAGGTAGGCGCCACCAAGTGCCAGCACCGCCGCGCCCACGATAGCCGCCGCCGGCCCCATCGCAGCCAGTGGGCCGAGCGCAGCCTTGATGGTCTGCCCCATCGTCGCGCCCGACTGGCCCGCGGCGGAGAACGCCTGCGCGATTTGGAAGCCCTGCTGGTTGGCGATCATCATCGGGTTCTGCCCGGCGCTGAGCTGCTGCACCACGTCGAACATCTGGAAGCGGAGGTTGCCCGCGGCGCTCGCTGCCCCGTTGGTGCCCTTCGCCATGCCCTGCGCGGCCTGTTCCACCGAGCGCAGTTGCCCAACAGAGACGCCAAGCGCCTTGGCCTTCATTTCCGCGGCCTGTTCCGTGGCGCGCATCGCCGCGGCCACCTTTCGCTCCGCGTCGGTCAGTTGGCTCGACGCCGCCGCAAGCTGGGCCGCCTCAACCGCCGCCCGTTGCTCTTGCGCGGCAAGCGCCGCCGCCGCAGCCACCGCCCGCTGCTCGGCCTGCTCCATCGTGTGGAGTTGCCCGACCGACAGCCCCATGGCCGCCGCTTTGAGCTCCACCGCGTCCGCAGCCGACCGGAACGCCGCCGCCGCCTGCACCTCCGCGGCGGTCAGGGTGGCGGCTACCCGCGCCACTTCCGTAGCGCGCTGCTGTAGCATCTCCTGCTCTTGACGCAGGCGCTCGACAGCGGCCGACAGCCGGTCGACTGCCGGCTGACCAACGACCTCGGCGCCAACCTTGAAGCTTACGGACTTGTCGCTCATTGGCCCACCTCCACCACCGCCATCACCTTACCGCCGAGCGACTGCACGGCGAGCTGCCGACGTTCAAAGCCGGCATCGTAAGCGGCACGGTTGAAAGCGAAGTCCTCGGCGCTCATGTCACGTAGGACCGTCGGCAGGCACCCGTACCGCGCCGCCATCGCGTCCATCGTCGCCAGCAGCGGCACCGGGAAAGGTCGCGATCGACTCGCGCCACCCCCCGCCGATCGTCAGGTCGAGCACCACGCCGCTGAGCTGGTTGGCCACCAAAGAGGGCAGCGCGTACAGCGACAGCCCGCGCGTTCCAGGGCGTACCGGGTCGCGCTCAGTCCGCAGGATGGTGCAGGGCTCCATCTCCGCTTCGCTCTCGCCGATGGCGAGCACGCAACAGTGGAGAAGGCGCTCGTGCATCGCCGTCGCTACCTCGGGGTCGACCGCGCCCGGCTTGGCTTTCCCCTTGCCGGGGAGGAGTGCCTGCGCCTGCATCTCCCCCTGCGTGGCGGCACGCACCCGCGCGTAGACGGTCGTATCCCCGTCCACGATGGGCACGACCTTACATTTGCCCTCGCTCCACCTGTTGATAACGCTCATGGTTCCCCCTCTGGAACATGCGAAGCAGCCTACGCCGTGGCGCTGGACTGCGTGTTGACGACGACGATCGCGAGCCCGCGATCACTCGACCCGCTCTGACCAACGAGCTTGATCGACTCGGGCAGCACGCCGTGCGTGTTCACGCCGATTTCATCCGACTCGATCCAAGCGTTGTGCATGGTGAACGTGATCGAGCGCGCCGAAGCGGTAGCCGAAATCACGGCGCTCGCCTGCGTGTGGGCCGTGAGCCCGTTCTGCCAGTTGTCGCTTTCGTAGTCGCTGGAGATCATGGCGGACACGTCGCGGAGGCCCGAGGGCTTCGGGTCGGCCGTGAGCTTGGTCCCGAGCACCTGACGCCGCTCGAGCTTGTTGTCGAGCTCCAGCGAGAACGTGCGGAGGTCGTAGGCCGTGGCGTTCCAGGTGATTTGCGAGAACTGGTGGTGCTCCAGCTCCACTTCGTTGGTCCCGAACGTGGGCGTGCTCGCCGTGGTCGGAGCGCCCGAGGTCTGACCGATGATCTCGATGTCCACCACACAGCGCCCACCCGCCTCCACCGCCAGCTTGATCTTGGCGATCCGGCAACCCTCGTACACGATCGCCGAGCCCGTGCCCTGCGCGACCTCGATGGTGAGGCCGCCCGTGGGAGCGGACGCGCCAAGGATGTATGTGTGCGTGTAGTCGGAGCCGCTGGGGCCGGTCGTGGAGCTCGACCACATCGCGTGGTGAAGGATGAGCCCCATGTCCTCATAGGTGCCCTCGAAGCTGATCGTACCTTCCACATCGTCCGCAGCGACGAACGAGCGGCGCGAGACGAGCCCCACGCCCTCGTACAGCGTCTCGCGCTTGACCTTCTTGACGCTGCGGCGCAGCGACGAGGAGCGCAGGCGGAAGAACTTGGTGCGGGTAACCGCGGTGCCCCAGGCGCTCTCGCCCCCGAAGCCGACGAATGATCCGTGTCCGATGTAAGCCATGATGAGCCCCTATGCGTTCATGTCGCGGACAAGTACCTCGATCTTCGCCGTAAGGGTACGGCCAAGCGTCGTAACTGCCGTGACGGTAACTATGTAGTCTGTGCCGGTGGTGCCGCCGCTCATCTGCACCCGCACGATCGCAGCGCCCGCAGCGCCGACCTCGTAGCGCGTGCCGGTCGTCGTGACCGTGAGCCCGCCGGTAGTGGCGATGGTGACGTAGCTCAGGCACTCCAACTCACGCGACGACGCCGAGCCCGTCGGGTGCGCGTGAAAGCGCCGCTGCATCAGCCCGGAGAAGTCGACCCACGCGAACACCGTGGTATCGCTGGTCTTCGCCATCGTGTTCTTGGCCTGCGTGTCGCCCAATCGCTCCTGCGCCTGAGCGGCGTACAGGTAGGCCGGCACCGGGGCGCCAAGGTCGATGTGCCCCGTCTTTGCGGAGGCCGGCACGAACGAGGTGAGCCCCGTGCCAAGGGTCGAATCGCCCCAATAGAGCCAGTATTGCAGCATCCCCGCAGCGGGCGCCGTGTCCTGGATCTCGATCGTTCCTACCTTGGTCGTCGTGTTGAAGCTCGCAAGGTCGAGCTTGGTCACGACGGTCGTGCCGTCCGGACCCGTTACGCGCATGTCGAACCCGGTAGCCAGCACCGTTGACCAGAAGTGGTCCCAATCCGTCGGGATCGTGATGGTCGCGTCAAACGCACCGCCCGCGCCGGCCGTGTTGTCGATCGACAACGGCTGACGGTACAGGTCGTTTGCGCTGCGCCAGCTCATTTGGGCTTCCCGACCACGGCGGGAGCCACCACCGCCGGCAGGACCGCATCGGCCACCGGCTCGACGCCCACAGGCGCACCCTCGGCGGTGGGCACCTCGCGGACCTCGCCCGGCGACCAGTAGACGCCCGCGGGCCACTCGCCGCGGTATGTGGTGCTGACGAGCTTGACCATTAGACCCCCCCTGTCTTTGGCGCGCGAGCGAAGAACTCGAAACGCACCCCGAAGGTAACACATCCGGCCGCATCGCCGCTCAGTCCCGACACCTCGGTAACCTCGGTCAACTGCACGTCGTACCAGTCGCCGCCGTACAAGGCGCCGCCCGACTGACGCACCGCCCGTTCAAGGGCTACCGTCACGTCATCGAGTAGTTGCTCCTGCGCCAACATGCGCTCGGCCGGCTTGTCCACCGTGGCGGGCGCCCAACAAACAAGCGTCCACGTTGCCGTGCGCGTGTAGACGCCCAGCGGCGGCCCCATGGTGCTCGACAGGTCGAAGGCCGCCAGCATGACGCACGGCACGCCCGAGCGGGGCGGCACGTCGTAGACGCCGTAGATCACCTGGTCGTTGCCGCTCAGGGTCGTGTAGTACCCGCCCGCCGTCGTCACCGCTGAGAGCGCGGTCACGATGCCCTGACGGAGCGTGGTGATCTTGGTGCTCATGCGAGCCGCCGCGCGAGCTGGTCGCCGAACACTTCGGGGAACGCCGCTACCGCCGCCGTCTGCGTGTCGCGCATGTAGTGCTTAGGCTTGATGCGAACGGAGCGCACGAGCACATACGCGACCGTGCTCTTGCGCTTGCCGTCGATCACGAGCAGGCCCATGGACCCGCCCCGGATGGACTGAAACCGCAGCTTGACCGGAGCCGTCCGCGGGGACTCCCACCCGCCCTTCGTCACGCCCGCGCCCGTGCGAGCCGGGCCTACAGGAATGGCAAGGAACTTCCCGCGCGTGGGCCGAATGGTGCCGCCGTGCTCTTGGATGCGGGCGTAGTTCACTTCCGCCGCCCGGCCCGCGAACACCTCCAAGGACACGCCAGCGCCGTCCTGCACTACCTCCATGCCCACGGAGCCGCGCAGCCGACCCGAGCGCACGCCGAGCCGGTTGCCGCTCAGGTAGCCGTCTTTGAGGAGCCGCGTCGAGTTGCCGCCCACGATGAGCAGCGCCGCACGCGAAGCCGCCGGCACCGCGGAGCGCAGCCCGTCGATCCGCTTCTGCATCTCGGTGAGCGTCACAGGAGCGCCCGCCCGAGACGAAACGGCCACAACATCTCCTGCACCGCGGGAGATAGTATCTCCTCGTCCCGCAAGCCCAGCGACACACCGCCGCCGCTCACGTTCGACCGGCCCTGCTCAGCGCGGAGGTTCCAGCAGTTCCGCACCGCGAGGATCGCCGCCGCCTTCACCGCTGCGGGAACCGTCGTGTACCCGGCCGTGACAGTCGCCTTGATGCTCCGTCGGGCCTTGTACCAGGTGCCGTGCGTGGCAGTCTCCGTGAGCAGCACCAGCCCCATGGAGCCGTCGAGGATCGCATAATCCCCGCTGGCCACAAGGTCCGCGGCAGCCCACGACCAGCCCGAGTCATCGTAAATGGACGTGACCGCGGTGAGCGGGTACACGTCGATCATAAGCTCGCGCCCGCCCGGCCCGTCGAGGTAGCGCACATAGGAAGTGCTCTCCATCGTCGCCGCCGCGCCTGCCGTTGCCGGCGGGTAGCCGCACCAACGCGCGAACACGTCGCCGATGCGGGCGATCCACAAGTCCAATAGCGTGTCCTCAGCGGTTCCGGCGGTCTGCGGAATGTGCCCGCGAGCCTCGGCAGCGGTGATGAGCGCCATGGTTAGCCCTTCCGGGGATTGCGTACCATCCGGTCAACGGGCGGCGCCGACATCGCCGGAGCGACGACATCGGACACCGCCTCGATGCTGCCGGGAAACGTGGCGAGCAGGTACGCCGCCGACTCGTCAGGGAGCTCGCGCACCTCTCCAGCACCCCACAGGACCGTCAGGCCCGGCAGGGTGCCGCAGTAGTGCGGGAGGCCGACGAGTCGGTAGCGCATCAGCCGCGCACGCCCTCGTACACCGCCACCACGTCGAAGTCGTACGCGGGGCCGGTGCCGGCCTTGGCCACGGCGACCTCGAACACGCCAGCCGCGGCGCGCTCCAAGTCACCACCGGTACCGGTGATGGTGAGAGCCACCACGGTCCCGGCGGTCAGGGCGCCACCGGCCACGGTGGTCGCACGGCTCACGAGGGTCGTGGAACCCTTCTTGACCGTGAGGGTGATGTAGTTGGTGTCGTGAGCGGCAACGGTCACGTTGGGGATGACGTAGAGGCGCTTGATCTTCGCCGCGTTCAGCGAGGCGTTGATCAGGTATTCCAGGTCGGTGGCGTCGGTTCCGACGCACTTCACGCGGTCGGTGAATTCGGTCATCATGATAGAGGCTCCTGAGTGGGGAAGGGTGAAGCGGGGCCGACCTTCGCCAGCCCCGCTCGGCGCTCGTTAGAGCATGTTGTAGGCGTAGAACACGACCTTCTGGCCGCTGCTCGACAGGGTACGCATGGACTTGCGCTGCGTGGCGACGATGTTGTAGATGCCGCGGGTGATGTCCTTGTCCTGCTCCACCATGACCGAACGGCTCTGGTAGTGCGCGAACTCGCCCCGGCTCACCGCCACAAGGCCCGAGAGGGCGCCCGATCCGGTGAAGAGGCCGGTGTTGGCGAGGTCAGCACCCATCCAGCGCGAGGCGAACAGCGGGTGCCCGCCGATGCTCGCGAGCTGGCCGGTGAGGATGGTGGCCGCAGCGCCCATCTTGTCCACGGTGAGCACGGAGGAGTCAACCATGAGCTTCTTGTACAGCACCTCGGGGGAGGTGAGCAACGCGATGTCCGACGCGGAGAGCTCGCCCATGGCGCCCACAACCGAGCCCATCACGCCAGCGGCGGTCTGAGATGCGGTGAGGTCCACGGTGCAGGAGCGGTCCACGGCGAGAGCGCGGAAGCCCAGGAACCCGCGGCGGTGGTCACCGGACCCGCCGAGGCCGGTGGCGCCCCAACGGCTGCGGAGGTTCCAGGTCGCGATGGCGTCCTGATGGGTGGCGGTGGTGTCACCGTTGACCATGCAATCCTCGTAGCCGTCGCTGATGGCGCGAGCGGCACGACGGGCGATCTCAGGCGCGAGGGCGAAGATCGCATCCTCGGTCGCCGCGTCGTCCACGATGAAGCGCGCCGCGAACCCGGCCGACTCGATGGTCTGCGAGTCGCTGGTGACATCGCTGGCGGTGTACTGGTCGGGGTCGTTGGTCGACGCCTTGCCCTTCAGGTAGGGGCGGCCGGTGTCCGTGATCTTGGGCACGATGATCGGGCCGTTGATGCTCACGGTGGCGAACAGCGCGGCGATGCCGTTGGCGGTGAAGAAGTCCTCATACAGCGCCGAGATCGGCGTGTCGGGAATCCACTCGGCGCCGCTGCCAGAAGTGTCGCTGATCGACTTCGCGATGGTCTTCTCCAGCGAGGCGCGGAACCCGCCCGCGGTGGGCGCCTTGGCCGCGTGGGCGAGCAGGCGACCGCGGAGGGTGACGGGCGCGCGGCCGGTCACGCTGCGGTAGATGGTCGCGGCGAGGGCGATCTGCTTGAGCTCGGCGTCCCAAGCGGTCGCCGGGGCATCGGTGAACAGGCCATCGCGCACCACGTCGACCGCTTGGCCGGCGAACTGCACGCGCTCGACGCTGCGAACGAGGTTGATCGACCCGTCCGACCGGGTGAACCGGGACACGAGCGCGGCCTCCCCGCCCACGGGCTCGGCGGCCTGCTTGCCGGCGAACGCCTGCCGCTCCTCCATCGCGCGCAGCTTCTCGCCGAACTCGGCGGCGGCCTTGTCGTGAGCGCGCTTGATCTCGGCTTCGGTGTTGTGCTTCGCCGCTTCGATCTTGTTGTGAACGTCGCGGAACTGGCCAAGGAGCTCGGCCTGATTGGTGATGGTGATGTCCATGGGGGTCATTCCGTGTAGAGGTGGGAGAGGCCGACCGGCGAAGGCGCCGGCTGAAAGAGCTTGGACAGATCGTCAGCGGGGGCCGAACGCTCTGCCAGAATGTCAGCGAACATACCACGAAGCGCGGGCTCTTGTGCCAGCTTGTCAATCACCATATCGGCGATTTCCGCGGCGCTGAGCTTCGAGGCCGCACGAACGGCCACCGCTTCGGGGTTGGCCGGAACCGCGACGATGCTGATTTCAAGCAGCTCGCAGTCGTAGTAGACTTCGCCGTAGCCCTCGGCCATGTACGCCGGGTCATCCTTGGCGAGCTGCGAGCGAGACACGCGGCGACCGGGGCGGAAGCCCACGGATACGGCGTTGATCACGCCGTCCTCCACGTCCTGCTTGATCTCCTGGGCGTAGGGCTTGGCGCTCCACTTGACGACATCGAGCGTGAGGCCAACGCCCGGCACGATCGCCACCTCACCACGCCCAACGACGTTGGCGGCGGTGTACTCGTGATCGGTCAGCACGACCGGGTTGGCCCGGTAGTTGTCGAGCTTCCACGTTGCTTGATCCACAACGTCACTCATGCGGTCGCTGGCGGCGGTGCTGGCCACGAAGAGCTGACGGGCTACGCCGTCCACCTCGACGGAGCGGCGATAGGCGAGGGTGCGAGTCGTGGTCATGATGCCTCGATGAGCGGGACGGTGGTGCAGCGGCAGGCTACGCAAAGGGCGGCGGAAGCGAACCCGCCCGGCCCGTCGGCGGTGGCGCCGAGGTGCTCGCCCGCGGGCACGACGAACGCCTCGCCCACAGCGCGCTCTTGCCCGTCAAGGTAGGCGTGGGCATCGCGGACGTGTCGATCGCGGGCGCTCAGCCATTGCTTACGGACGCTGACGCCCTCGACATCGGCGTAGCGCCCATAGGCCGCGTTGTGGCCGGCGCTCAGGCTGCGCGTCGTCTCCGTGCGAGCGATGAGCAGGGCGCGCGACGGGCTGAACGCGCCGGACTCCTGGACGCGAAGGCCGATTCCGTTCACGCCCTCGCCTGCGTCGATCCCAGCCTGCACCGCGGCGCGGACCTTGGCCTTGGTCGCCGGGTCCGTGAACGACACGAACTCGGCGAGGCGCGCTTCTGTCGCCGCATCGGCCGCGCTCGCGTCCATCGTCCACGGCTTGCCGAGCTGGTCGGCGCCGTCCCGATAGCCCGACTGAATCGCATCACGCAGCGCCGCGCGCATGGACTCGCCCCATGCGTCAGCCTCGCCCGCGGGGAACAGCCAGCCCATGATGTCCGTCACGAGGTCTTTGTGAACCGCGGCGAGTTCGATCGGCATCGTGTCGAGCCGGGCGATCACCCGCGCCGACTGCTTGGAGAGCGCGCGACGGGTACGCACCGCAAGCGCCGTTTCTGCCGGGCCGTGGACCTTCTCCACCCA